GGAAAATGTTTAGCCATCAAAAATTTTAAATTCATTAAATTTGAAAAACCATTGCCGAGCGACGTCCACATTTCACCGGACATACGCGAACCGACAACATGGGCTAGAAAGTGTTTATTAACAAGTTTATTAACACGAGGTGTGTTCTTGGGAAATTTATAAGATTTTTCAATAATATTTAGAACGTCGGGATTGTTGGCAAGCATATATCGAAATAAAACGCGTTCAACAGCAGCAGTATAATCAGGCACAAAGCCGGCTTCAAAGGAAGAATAATCAGTTTCAACAATATAAGGGTAATCTCGCAAAGGAGACAAACGTTTGGGCTGCTGTTCAACGGGAATTCTTTTAACAAAATTAGGCAAATCATAAACGAGATCTTCAATCATTTTAATATAGGGTCCGACGCAGGATTTGAAAGCATCTGAACGAGAGTTAATTAGACGCAGATTTTTAATCTCAGGGTACCACTCCCTTTTAACGAAAGACTCAAGATGATAATGTGATTTAGAAAGGCGAGGCAAACCGTCATTGAGGACGGACTGGAAACACTTATATAAATGATCTTTTCTTTTCTGGGGATAGTGGTGACATTCCTGGAGCCATTGATGGACAATTTCTAAAGAGAAAGGAATAAAAGGAATGGGCGTGAAATGATCGGCACAGAAACGAGTGACAAAAGCTTTAAGTTCAATAAGAATTGCTTGTTGCGCTACTGGTAGCCTTGGGTTGATTCTTTTTCGATAACCGCATTCAAGATTAAATGGATTAGCGGGATCTATAGAAATCGGAACATCCTCGGTTGAACCGAAGAGCCGTCGACCGTAGGGCTTGACCCGATATGTGCATGTGTCCACAGAAGTAAACGGTTGAACATCGGGTACTGGTCGAATGGGAAGTTCCTGAAAGGCATCCTTCCCATAGTAGATTGTATCTTTAACATTTAAAGGGAGGACGAATCCTGCCCGACAAACCCAACAGTAGCCTCTGGAAAATGGAAAACGGAATAAAGGTAGTAAGTTATAAGAGTCTCAAATAAGTCAACTACATAATCGTGAGCGACATCATAAGAAATACTAGCAAATATGGACTGATAAAAGCGAATGCCGAGGTCGCGAAAAGAATTGTGCAGGGCAAGGCGACACTCATGACGAAAGGCGCATGGTGATGAAGAAAATTCATTTAAAATGTCCATAAATGGCAGCGCCTTATTATTGTTATTAAGCC